TTAAAGGAGTTTAAACCACGAGAAAAAAGAATGTCTTTTTTTACATCTTTCCACACTAATAATATATCACGTTTTTCTCGTGACAAACACCGTTTTCTGTCACTACTAGAATTTTTCGCCCAATTTGATGAGCAAAATCTCACACGCTAGATTGCAAGCGTTCATGATGACATTTCGATTCGTGAAGTGTTTCTTCGCAAGTGAGCGATAGTCGTATACATCATCGAAGTAGTACTCTGTGACAAATTCTCTTTGTTTTTCATCAAGCTCTTCGAGAGTTTCTTCCACACATCGTTTCCAAAAGAGACGATTCTGAATATATTTGTCACTCTCGAATCGAATGAGCTCATTTTCCGCTGCTTTCGAATTCGTTCCCTTCGCACGGATCCACGCATTCACATCTTCTTCCTTATGGCATAACATATCGAATTTTCTCGATGTGATTTCTCGTTCATAATAGGGATACTCTCTGAATCGAATCTCAGCGATTTTCTTATCTTTCATTCAATCCCTCCATTTCAAGAACCTGATTGAAGATGCTCTTCACCAAACTGATTGGGATATTTGAGCGATTGTTGTATCCATTCATTTGTTTGAAGTTGATGTCACTTGGTTTGTTCCCTGTTTTCAATTTGAGCTCAACATTGGATTTGAATCTTGTAGGTTTTTGAATTGGATAACCATCATATTGATTGTAATGAGCTAGATTATCATACGAGATTTTAAATCCGAGAATTCTGTCGATATATTCCCATATCTTCGAGCCTGCTGGGTTCTCAATGACATAATATTTCGGATTGTATCGTTTAATAATTTGAATCAAGTTGTGAGTACACAATTCTCCATTGATTCTCTTGACGATTTGTCTTTCTGGTTTGAATTGATATCGCTCGTAATCATTGAAGTCTCTGATTGTGAATGGGCTTAGTGGGATTTGTGGTTCGAATAAGCAATCATCAGCTCGTTCTTGCTTCCAACAGGCGTTCCCTCTATCCATTGAAGATGCGATACTCCAAGACTCACAAGGAGGACTTGCAATGATGAGATCCGGGTGAGGGAGTTTGTCAAGAGTCTCATAGAGCTTGTTGTCTCCAAAGAGATACGAATAATCAGCGAGATTCAAGTGAATGAAATGATTATTCTTATTCTCGATATCCAATCCCACAGAATAGATTGTCATTACTTGCTCCCCCCCGAATTTATTTCTCGAACTCCTTGAGCGTAGCAGCCATTGCCACTATCGAATAATGCCCAAACAATCATCGCATCAACTCCTCCAAATCCACAAATGGATTTATACCTTCATCAATGTCGTAAACTTTTGCGCTTGGAAAGTTAGAAATTTCATCAAGTAACGCTTGCACCCTTTGTTTAAATTCTTCAGACGTGTCGTTCCATAAATGAACAAACATTTCTTCATAGCCATCTGAACATTCCATATCTTCATATATTCTATCCAATACAGTTCCAGCGGATAATTTGATTGTTCTTTCTTTTAAAGTTTTCCAACCACTTCTCTCATCCTCATTTAACGAGTTCCATTCACGTTTTAAATCGCATGCGTATATTTGAGAATCGTTTCGTTCATCAAACACCAATTCATCGTCTTGTATTTCGTTAATTGTTTTCATTCTCCAACCTCTTTTCCACAAACAATTCTTTGATTTCATCCCCAAACAATTCGATAGCACGTTCGGCATCTTCTTGATTTTTGAAGTAACCAAAATATGAAAAGGAATTGAATTCGAATGTCCACATAGCGTACATTCCTTCTTCATTCTTAACAATACACCATTTTTTACTGTTATGATTATTCCAATCAGACTCCCAGTCACCATTGCATTCGTCTCTGAATGCTTTGAATCGTGTCAGTAGATTTCTGCGTTTCGCTTCGAGTTCGGCTGCTTCTCTAGTTAGGAACACGTTGCCAAGTTCGAATCTTTCTTCATCAACACAGTGATTATTCCATGTAGTTTCTATAATGCTACCCCTATGATTTAATGCGAAATATTCATCCCCATCCTCGAACGGGATTTTCATCTTCCATTCATCTTCTTTTGGATAGAACAATTTATTCAACGCTTCGCCTATTGATTCAATGAACTTGTTGAATCCTTCGCCGATTCGTTTCAATTCTTCCATTAGTTTTTCGCTTTCGTTTTTATCTTCCATAGTCTTCCTCCATATTTTTCAAAAAGCCTAAATCTCGTTCCATTTCTTTGTCAATTCGTTCTTTGATTTTTTCTTTCACCATTCCGTTTACTACTTCCATGCCATATTTATCAATCAAAGCCTTATCCACATATACATCGTAGTAATGTTTAAATGCTGAAAGATATAATCGAGATTCCACAATATTGATTTGTTCAATTCCGAATCGTTCTTTCAATTGTGGAAAAACTGTCCTCCACAATGCATCGTCAAAAGGGATAATCTTAAAACTAACCAAAGTTTTCAAACTAAACGCTTTTTCTATTTCTATTTCGCCCATATTTATCCTCCTTTATATCTAGGATTCGTTTGCTGCTTTCCCACACTTCTCTATACGGAAGCCATGGGGAGATATACATGAATATATTTTCATCTTGTTTTATCACAACTTGTTCGCCATAGTGTCCATCGACATCTAATTCTCCATAGATTTCTCGTGCTTTCTTGAGAGCCTCATTGACATCGAAATACATTCGAATCAATCCTCCTTAAGTCGCACTCATTAGTCCACATTGCTCGAGTGGTTTATCTAACTTTCGAGGCTTTATCATAGTCTTGTTACAATCTTTTAATGCGATAGTTTCTACGGTCTTGAGAGCTGTTTCGAATCCAAGTAAGAAAGCGAATCGTTCATTGTAGCTCATCTCTTCTAACTGTCCATAATTGATATCTTCTTGGAATTGCTTCAACGCTCGGTCATACATCGACATGTCCTTGTATTTACAATGAGCCACAATCAAGTAATGAACATCTTCTTTCAACTTTTCGAATTCTGTTGTCTCCTTCATCCTTTAGTCCTCCTTCTTAATTCGTGTCATATTTGCCACAATCTTGTCTCTTGTTTGAGAAGAGAGTGAATACGGATCTCGCATGAATTTACTCAACGATGTCACACTAACATTCATATCATGAGCAGCTTGAAGCATCTTATCGCTTGAATTCCCCATCACGTTGTATAGATAAGTGATAACATCCCCATAATCTTCATGATACTGTTTGGACATCTTTCTTCGTTTAAGTCTTTCTTGAGACAAGTCCTTGATGATAGAGCCATCAATTTGGTGTGCTTGGATGAAATCCAACGCTTCTTTGATTGTGAGGAAGTGCATCGCCTTCTCAACGTATTTCGTGAATCGGTGTGTGTAGAGTGGATGAGCCTTCGCAAGATATCCTCTCATGCTTGAATAGTCTTCGATACGTTCGAATAGGAAGTGAGGCTCTTGGTTTCTAACAATTACATAAATTTTAATGTTTTCCATAAGCATCTATTCTCCTTTTGATTTCATTGATGGCATCTAATGTGATTCGGTTTTTCCCGTTCACAAAGCTCCACACAAGATGATAATTGATGATGTTGGAATCTTTGATGAACTCTCCGATTGACATCCCTGTATCTTTGAAGAAATTCGTGAGTTCTTCTTTAAGAGCTAAATCTTGATATCTTGGTTGGCTCTTGTTGAATTGTCGTTGATAGTACCCTTCTTGAAGTTCTTTCTTTGGTGCGTTTAGCCCGATGATTTTCTTATCTTTTAATCTTCGAACCATGCGAACACCGTCAATCTCCACAATCTCGATGTTCTCGTATACGTAAGTTGAACGAGTCCCGTTCAATCCTTCGATTTGATTTGCCATAGTTTATCTCCTTATTTACGATTTTGATTTTTGAAGGCTTCATCGATGTGTTCAAACACCATGAGCATTTGTCTTCTCACGAATGGATGATTCTCATATTCATCACAGAGCTTTCCACTTGATTCAAAGACCCAATTGAAATATTCGACCGACCCGAAGCCCAACTTTTGAGCGACATTTTCTTGTTCCACAATCCAATCGGCAACTTGATTCATGAATTTGTGATAATCTAATTTCATTCGAGCTCCTCCAATCTGAGATAGATTCCAGGTGGATCCGCATAGAACTTCTCTGAGACTTTAGAAGCGACCTTGTTGTCATCTTCCCAGAACCCCAAATCGGTCAGACAATCAAGCAGCAACTTCTCCATGTTGTCTAGGTCTGGTTTCGTGCCTTTATACTGTCCGTTGTACTTTCCATCTTTTAGAGGGAAGCACCATTTGATTGTGAGCCTCACACAGCCCCGTAGAGGCGTTTTAGGAGCGAAGTGAGAGAAGTGTGCCATATACTTCGCTCGAGCCTGTATGAGCTTAGGAGGTTCATAGAAATGAGGCTTTCCATTTCTACAAGTAACTTGCTTTTGTTGATGAGTCGTTGTTGGGAGTTCCATGGGAATGAAGAATTCAATCATGATTCCCAACACCTCGCCACGCTTCCCATTGAGGGTCATAGATAACATATCCCGTAGATTTCAATTGTCTGAAAATCCATTCCATCAATTCGGGTTGTTCTGAAATCCATCGAAGGACTTGTGATTGAGTTGGGTCATATTCTTCATCTGGAAATGTGTGATATAAGAGCGGCATATCTTTTCCGACCTCCAACAATTTTGATTTTTTACGTGCCATAAATTTTCTCCTTTTTAGTTTGTGAAATTCCACACAGACTTTTATTTTTTATTTTTGCTTTTTGTCCATGGTAGAAAGGACAGACATGGTGGGCGGAATCTAAAGCCCACCTGTTCTGTTCCTATCATGGACGATGGACGAATCTTCGGACATTCCCTAATTACACCCTCTTAGGGTTATAGGTTGTCTGTCCACGGACAAACTCGGTGTCTGACTCCGACTTTGTCCTGTCCAAGTACACCTTTTAGGTTAATTATTTTCATCTCGTGGACACGGACAAACTCGGTGTTTTGTCCTGTCTGTCCCGGTGTCCAAGACCGAGTTTGTCCTGTCCAAAAAATAGGATTTTTTCCGATTTTACTTTTTCAAGGTGACATGTTCACCTTCGATTTCATACCCATCCAACTCCTTGATTCGTCTCTTGAGAGTCTTCTCAGATATGCCCATATATTCACAAAGTGCCTCCGAAGTGACTGGAGCGACTCCATCATTTAGAGCTGAGTATGCTGTGTCGAATGCAATTTTTCGTTCTTCCTTGCGTTGTGCTGGAGTCATCTTTTCATTGAAATTCTTCTTCCAAGTCTTTTTCCAATTTGGTGTATTATCATCCAACTCGATGTCATCGAGGATGCCTGTTTCATCCACAATATGAAGTGGATAACTGAACCACACATTTCGTGGTTTGAATTTAGCAAACTCTCGAAGTGTGCCATCCACACGCCACGCTGACATCGTTTGAATCTTGCTTGTTTCTCGATTGATAAGCTCATTCGTTTGCCATCTGTCTTGGATGTTTACAACAGCTTTCTCGAAGTGATTACGCATTGCGTATGGACTTCTTAAATCATCAAGCCCCACATACTGTTCCATGTATGGTCGATTCATGCGATTGATGGCATCCTTGTAGATGTCGCAAGCCATTTGGTCGCATCGTTGTTGGATAATCTCATCCGTGAGCTCTAATTCCACTAAATCGACAAGAGCATCAGGGTCCCGAGCGAATACTCCTGAACCGCTCGCACGGTCCATGGACTTCTTGCCACCTTGAGCACCCTTTGAATGGTGGTGACAGTAGATGACTGAGCATCCAAGCTCTGTCGCCACCTTGTCAAATTGATTCGTAAAGTGAGCCATCTGATCCGCACTATTTTCATCCCCTGTTAAGACCTTATAAATTGGGTCGATGATTACAGCGATGTAGCCTTTCTTGTGGGCTCTTCGAATCAACTTCGGTGCAAGCTTATCCATTGGTACTGTCTTCCCACGTAAGTTCCAAATATCTATGTTTGATACGTTTCGAGGCTCGATGCCCATTGCTGCATATACATCCTTGAATCGGTGCAAGCATGAGGCTCTATCAAGCTCGAGATTCACATATAGAATCTTCCCTTGAGTACATTCCCAGCCGAACCATTTCGAACCTTCAGCGATTGCGATTGACATGTTGATGAGCCCAAATGACTTCCCTGCTTTCGAAGGTCCCGCAATCAACATCTTGTGACCTTGTCTGAGTACGCCTTTGATGAGTTCGGGTGCAAGCTCGGGCATATTGTCCCAAGTCTCGCTCAGTCCCTCAGGATCCGGCAAATCATCGTTCAAGTCTTCGATGTATTGATACCAATCGTCCCATGATTTGTGTCCGATGTTGGTGTCAATGATGAATTGTTTCTTGCCATCTCTAATGAACCCAGGAAGACGACTCAAGCGACTTGGATTCTTGTTTTGTTCGTCAACGTTGAGACCGTTCTTTTTACAAATTTTGTATAAATAATCAACACGCTTCTTGTATTCTTCTTTGTTTGCTGCTTCGATTCGTACAATTGCATGGATGGACTTTCCACCGCTATACACGAGTGTTGCAATTGGAAGTTCAAGTTCTCGCATGATTGCGTTTTGCTTTTCCAAGTCCATGTTGTCCGATTCCACAAGAGCGTAGCGATAACTTGCGACATTATCATTCTTGACTCCTTGACCGTCCATTGGGTTGAATCGCACCCATGCTCCTGCTTTCTCGTTGTAATCGCCTAAGACCTTTCCAATGTCTCCACCGCATCGTTCAAGCTCGTCTATGAGCTTTCCTGCGGTTCTATCGTATGAGCCTCGATGTGGAAGATACTTTTCAATCTCTCCCGTCTCAGCGTTTGTCTTAGCGTATGATTGAGTGGAATATGCCACGATGTCGTCTGATTGGAATAGCGTATCCAAGTATCGAATGATTTCTTGTACAGGATTCCAATTCTTTGGTTCGTGGAACTCCTTCCCATCAATCCATGCTTTGTCCACGAATTTATAGTCATTGTCGTATTGAATCGAAGAATCCCACTCGAGAGCACCTCGTCCATCATCATGGGCTTGAGAAGGATTGAATCCTTGCTCGACAGCCATGTGGAAGATTGTGCCTCCTGTAACTGGAGAGCCTGTCCCTTGGAACGTGTCCCATTTTCTGTAACATTCCCCGGGATGATATCGTCCCGAATCTCGAGCCGACCATGATTCCCAATCTGATGCCGAATAGCCTTCATGCTTGAGAGCCATTCCCACATTCACCCATTCTTGATAATTGAGCATTGAGGGGTCGATGTATTCTAATAATTCAAGTAAGTTGTTGTCTTCCACTCAATCACTCTCCTTGGTAACTATGGACATCGATGTTGTGAGGAACTCTCCAACCATTTGCAGCAATGCGATTGATGAGCTTAGATGCTGCCTCAAATTGCCACATCCCTACATTACGAAATCCATAGCGTTCTAATAATCTGATTTGTTTTGGTGTTGTCAAGCCCTCGTTTTGGCGTTTTGATAGGCGGTCAAGAATCTTCTGAGCCTTCCCAGCATTGCCAATCTCATCGGGCATGATTCCGAGTCTTTCTAATGTTTGAAGTTGTTTGTCCGAAGGTGGGCTCATCTCCCATCCAAATGATGGGACATAGCTCGTGAGGTCTTCAGCGTGAATCGACATTTCGAATTGGAGCGGATCCACAAGCTTGCGTTTTCTCTTTCGCATTTCAGCGAGTTGTTTTGCAAGAGCTTCTTCACGTTGAGCTGTTACATCTTCTTTTGCCACTTCTTCTAATTCAAGAAGTTCAAATTCTGCTCCTGTGTTCTCTTCGGTACGTTCAACCATCGCTTTTGCGACTTCCTCATTCTCAGCGATGAGGTGAGCTGGACGACACAATTCATGCTTCTCTGTATGCCATAAGAAGTCGAGAAGCAAAAGATGTGTCTTCCCGGGATGCAATCTTGTTCCACGCCCCACCATTTGAGAATATAGAGAGCGAACTTTTGTCGGTCTTAATACGACCACACAGTCAACCGATGGACAATCCCATCCCTCTGTAAGAAGCATTGAATTGCATAAGACATTGTATTTTCCGTTTTCAAAATCCTCGAGGACTTCTGCACGGTCTTTGGATTCGCCATTGACTTCCGCAGCTCTGAACCCTTTCGAATTTAGGATGTCTCTGAACTTCTTGGATGTATTCACTAATGGAAGGAATACGACCGTCTTCTTATCCTTACAATGTTCCATCATCTCGTTTGCAATCTGTTCGAGATACGGGTCCAACGCATTCCCAACATCACTCGCCTTGAAATCGCCTTGTGACATTGAGACACTTGAAAGGTCAAGATTCAATGGGATTGTGAGTGCTTTGATTGGGCTCAAATAACCTTCCTTGATGGCTTGAGGTAGTGTGTATTCGTAGGCTAGCGAGTCGAAATATGTCCCTAGATTACGCATATCACCACGGTCGGGAGTCGCTGTTACTCCTAACACATTCGCACTATCAAAATGTGAGAGCACACGTTGATAACCATCAGAGATGCAATGATGAGCTTCATCCACCACAATCGAATCGAAGTGGTCTTTCTCGAATTTTGCGAGGCGTTTGGGTTGCTGCAAGGTTTGAACGGATCCAACGACAACTCGATTCCATGAGCCTATGCTCGTTGAACTTGCTTTCTCGAGCGATGTTTGAAGTCCTGTTGACTTGAACAATTTGTCGCTTGCTTGGTCTAGTAGTTCAGAGCGGTGAGCGAGGACGAGAACTCTCTCGCCCATCCTCACACGGTCTTCGATTACTTTAGCGAACACAATTGTCTTTCCGCATCCTGTGGGAAGGACGAGAAGAGTCTTTTTGCGACCTTCTGCCCATTCCTGTTGAATGGACTCACGAGCCTCTTCTTGATATTTTCGTAATTCCATTCAATGTCCCTCCTCTTAGAACGCACCCCAAGATTGTTGTTGTTGTGTTGGTTGTTGTTGGAATTGTTGTGTTGGTTGTTGTGAACGATTTAAGACTTGACTTGGGTTCACATCTTCGGGATATAGCATCGCTTTCACTTCGTTGTATTCGTTGTCGTTATATTTACGAATCCCAACCTTGCAAACTCCACGAGCTCCGATGATTGTGTTCCAATTCATCTTCAATGGTTCACCTTTGCGTTTTTGTCCGATAGATCCGAAGAATGATGAAAGCATTCCTTCTGTGCTTGAGTGTAAGAATAGATTGTGTTTCAATTCTGCTTTCCCTTGAGGTGTTTCAATCTCTATACTTACGACCGCTTTTGGACACGCTGGGAGCTTCCCGGGATTGTTAGGATTTGGTGTGTGTCTTTGTCGTTCAAAGCCTTTTACTGTGAACTCGTAGAGCCCCACAGGAAGCAAGATGAATGTTGAGTCTTGTTGGATAGTGTCGTCCCATCCAAATTCACGTTCGAAGTTGTTGTATTGTTCTGTCATAATTATTTACCTCTTTCTTTGTTTGTTATTTACTTTCAATTGATTTCAAGACATCCGCCCAATTCGTCACCATGAATGCCCAATATTCTTGTGGGAAGTTCTCGATTGGTGTGTCTTGTGGGAAGTGTCCCTTCTTGAATGCTACATCTTGAAGCATCTTCGGAGTGACTGAATTTTGAAGCATCAAGTCCTTCAGACTGTTTGGAATAGAGTCTGGTATATTGATTGGTTCTTTAAGAGGGAACGGATCTCCTTGAGTTTCTGCTCCACTCGTTCCTGCTGGGATAACTTCATCAACTGAGGGAACTTGCTCAATTTTTGGTTCACTCACTACCTTCCCAACACTTACATTTTGAGGAGTTACAGTCTCAACAGTTTTTTGTTTACTTGATTCAAAAATGTGTGCAATAGCAGCGAAGTCCATTGGAAGTTCATCTGGAAGCCCATGACGATTCTTCGCATCCCACGCCGGATGATGTGTCGTGTACATGACACGTTGTCCGCCTGTTGCTTTCTTTTTCTTAGTCTCTGATGTCATCACCATCGTCTTGTAATTACAGAATAGAAGTAAGTCGCACCATTCTTTGACTACGGGAGCGGTTTGTGAGCTCGTCTTCTTTCCTAGTTTCAATTCGTAGCGGTCATAAGCTCCATCCTCATCGGGTTGTTCGAACTTGCGAAGTTGAGAATGAGCGGTCAACACTACATGGACCCCTGAGTCCACTAGCTCCTGCAGCTTATTCAGTAAGCGGCCCATTTCTTCTCGTACATAGGTATATCCGTTACCATATCCAAAGTCTTCGATTCCTCTCTTACCATGCATCGAGCATACATTCTCGATTGCAAGTGATTCCGCCCAATCGATGGTATCGATGACTAGCGTTTTGCAAACTGTGGGATTTGCTTTCACGAACGCAATTTGATTCATGAGCATCGTCCACGATGTTGGTTTGTCCATACGCTTGACATCCATGTTCGATGTCGAGCCTTCTGTGTCGATAAATAATGGATCCGGGAATTGTGATGCGAGTGTTGACTTTCCGATTCCTTCGGTCCCGTAAATCACTACACGTTGGGCTCTTGCTTGTACTCCTGATGTTATATTCATGTGATTTCTCCTTTCTTATCCTTAAAACTTCCAAGTGTTCGTTGGTTCTGTATCTTGTAATGGTGTGATTGTGTCTAATACGACATAGCCATCCTCGATGATGATTTGGCATTCCTCTCCACTAGACACTCGAGTTGCAATGGCTTGGAGTCCTTCAGATTCTAACCATTTGCCGAACTCGGTCAACGTTGGAATGTCCATTTGTTCGAGCTTATCCAAGAGCACAAATCCACACTCTGGTTTCAACTTGCGAACGATTGCGGTTGCCACTCTTAATTGTTGAGAGCCGCTCATGTTGTCCCATTTTTGTCCCTCGAATACGAGTTCACCATCTTCTACCGAAAGTCCCGGCAATGGTAAGTCCGCACTATCGAGTAAGCTTGTGCGTTCATCTCGAACATCTTGGATTTCTTTTGTCAATTGGTCATATTGAGATTCGTATTGTTTCGCATCTTCTTCAGCTTTCTCTTTGTCGAGATTTGCTCGAACTTTGCGATTGATTTCTTCAATGTTTGCGATTGAGTTTTCAATCTCTTCAGTTGATTCATCCACCAAGTCTTCAATTGACTTGTTCGCTTCGATATAGTCGCCCATGAGCTTCTCGTGAGTCGCTTCTTCTTGAGCAAGTTGTTCTTTCAACTGTTTCAAGCGTTCTTCTGATAGATGCAATTGAGAGCGAATCTCTTCTCGATTTTGGCGTTTTCGAGCGTTCTCACCGTTACGAGCAAGAATCTCTTGTTGCTCATGAATCAAGTCCGAAATGCTCACTAATTCATTCGGAGCTTCTGGAAAATGAGGTTGTTCGGCTGCGTATTTCTTTTTCTGATCCGCAATCTGTCCGATTGTTCTTCGCTCGTTGTATAGTCGCTCTTCTTTTCTATCGAGCTCCCACAATTTATCTCCAACCCCAATGATTTGAAGAAGCGTGTTCGCTTTGTCCTTTGAACTTGATTCGATGAATTTTGGAAGGTTCAAAGCGAGTTCTTCCACGAATGAATCAAGCAATTGTTGACCTGCTTTCTGTCCACTTGGATCCGTAACTTTCAAATCTGAATTCTTGCCCTTGCGTTCCACAATGAGCCCATTTGATAATTCCAATCGAAGTGTTGGAGGATTCATGGACCCGTCACGAGCTGGCTTGCTTGGTTTGTACTTATTGCCACCCAATGCCCAAGCAATGGCATCGAGGACACTTGTTTTCCCTTGGTTGTTATTGCCACCGAGAATTGTGAGTCCGTTTGATGTAGGCTCGATTGTGACCGCCTTGACACGCTTCACATTCTCGATTTCTAGCTTGTTGATTTTAACTGTCATTAGTCGATAACCTCCCATTTTTTCGCCCTGTCAATAAAACCTTGGATATTTCTTTTTTTTGTGATAAAAACAGAAGTTTCAATCATTTTCGCTATCGCCATCAATGTATACTCAACTTCAAACTTTTCTTCATTTTCATATTCAAGTGTTTCATTCAACACTTTTAAAATGTATTCTCTTTCTTTACTTGTTACTTTATGACTCATTCGTTTGATTTCTCCTTATTTTATTTTTATAATGTAGTTGGTTATTTTAGAAAGTCGGTGATTGTTTCATCGGCTTTTTTTGATTTCATTTTTCGATTTGGCATGAATTAGTATTTCTTTTCCTCCTTTGTTTTCCATGTGTCTTGAAAATCGGGCTCGATATATTTATCTTCTCTCATTAGGTTTACTTTATTTGTGTGTTGATGATTCGCCTCCCCAACCAAGAGCACGATGCTCATCGTTACGATAATCAATCCAAACGATAGAATGTACCATTGAAGCATCCATCTCATGAATGGAATGAATCGCACTCTTGTTTTTCTTTTTCGTCTCATCTATGCCAATCTCCTTTCAAATTCTGTTCTTGTCATCTTAGTTCCATATCGATTCGCCCAATTGATTCCTTCAAGCTCGAGGAATCTTTCAAACAATTCGATGTTGATATTCACATCATTTCGTGAGATCCGTACATAAGCATCAGCGTATTCGCTGTTCTTGATTCGGTTCACGATTGTTTTCCATTTAGATTCCGTGTTGTATCTTGGATACATTTCTTGGAATTCTTTTTTTGAAATGATTTTCTTACTCATGTTACCTCCTTTATCTCAGACTGAGATATTTTTAATTAAAAAAAATATCTTCTACACTTTTACCTAGTTCACGAGATATGATGTCCATTTCGTAATCTTTAAACGGAAACTCTCCCGCCTCCTTCTTCTCATATTGTCTTCTGTCTAAACCGATTAGATTTGCCATGTAACCCGTTGTAAGTTCTCGTCCTAGTCGTTCTCGTCTTAGCTCCAATTTTGGTTTCAAGTGTTTCTTCTGCAATCTTTTTTTGTCGGTCATCCGCTCACCTCCTTTCATGTGTTTTAGGTCTTGAATCAACCTTGTGACACCAATATATCTCATGTTGAGATATTTGTCAACACTTTTTATCTCTTTTTGAGATATTTTTTTTGCATTTTTTATCTCATCCTTTTATAATGTTATTAAATCAAAGAAAATGGAGGTTTAAACTCATGAACATTTTAGGCGAATCAATAAAACAATTGAGATTAAAAAATAATTTAACTCAAGTTGAGCTTGGAAAAATGACGGGTTTTAAACAAAATACGATTTCACAACACGAAAAAGGGAAAAGAGATATTGATGAAGAGGATATATTGAAATATTGTCGAGCTCTTGGAATAAGCCCACAAGATTTATTTGATATGAGCAGCAACAAGCGAACTTCAAAAGAGTTATCAATAATCTACAACAAACTAGACTCCACGAGACAATCTAAAGTATACGAATTCGCTTCGCATCAATTAGATGAACAAAATGGAATCCAAGAAGAAAAAGTGGTTTATCTTGTCCGTGGTCGTCAATCTGCTGCCGGATCCATGATTCATGTGGATGATGTGGATGCTGAAATGGGCGTACTTCCCTCTTCTATTGTTCCAAATGGTGCAAACGAATTAGTTCGAATCACAGGTGATTCAATGGAGCCGATAATCAAGAAAGGCTCTGAAGTGTATCTAAGATATCAACCTACGGTCGAAGATGGCGAGATTGCTATTGTGAGAGTTGAGGACGATGGGGTCACTTGTAAGTATTTATATCGAGATGGGAAGAATGTTATTCTCAAATCTGAGAATCCAAAGTATGAGGATATAGTTGTGGATGCTGAGAAAGTATCAGTAATCGGGAAGGTTCTTTTATAGGGGGTTTATTATGTATATAGAGGAACGAGTCAGAAAGGATGGCATCAAGTATCGTTATTGCGAGAAGTTCTATGACCCACGTTTTGATAAATGGCGTAGAAAATCAGTTACATTCAATAATAAAACTCGTGAGACTAGAAAGAGAGCTCAAGAGATACTTGCGAATGCCATTCAAAAAGAACTTGGGAATACTGTGACCGATAACAGGACGATTCATTCGGTCATAGATGAGTACAAGAAAATATATAAGAAGAACGTAAAACGAACCACATTCTTGTCCGTTGAGACACAATACCAAGAATTTGAAGAATTCATCGATTCAAATAGAATTATCACTACAATCACAACTCAAGACTTGAATCGATTCTTTGATTTTCTTTTGTATCAAAAGAATCTAGCGAATCAAACAACATCCGCTTATAAGTCACGATTGAACAAATTATTCCAATACGCTGTCAAAAATGGATACATCGAGACGAATCCAATTGAAGGATGCATCATCGAATATAAAGCTCGAACAGAATCTAAGAAGAATCCCAACAAGTTCTTGGAGGATGACGAATACAATCGTTTGATTGAATACACCCGCAAGCTCAATCTAAGATATGCAATGCTTTTCGAATGGATGTACATGACAGGGATGCGAGCTGGTGAAGCTCTTGCCCTTACATGGGACAAAATCGACTTGGATTCAAATCCACCAATCGCACACGTATCTTCAACGTTAGAATACAAGAAATTAAAAATCAAGGATGTTTATGCGAGTACTTCCCCAAAAACGACAGCATCAATCCGTTCGGTCTCGCTTCCAAATAGATGCATCGAGATTCTTGCTCAAATTGAAGAATTAGAAGGCGAAAATCGAGGTTTTATCTTCACGACATCCAAACACACCCCGATATCCATTCATGCTCTAAACACGTTTCTAAGAGCTCACAGAGAACGCATGGGAATCGACAAGAACATATCCACTCACATATTCAGACACACGCATATTTCGAAGCTTGCTGAGATGGGATTGCCACTCTATTCCATTCAAGCTAGAGTTGGGCATGAGAACAGTCAAGTGACTGAATCTATATACTTACATATCACTAAGAAGATGAAAGATGAAGTATATAATGCAATCCAATTTATGTGAAAAGCTTGCCCCCTATTCGCCCCCTAGAGCACTTTTTCTCCCCAAATATCAAAATAAAGAAAAATAGACAAAAAGAAAAAGCCTTGATATATCAAGGCTTTTCGTGTGTTTATTAACGACGACGTTCTTGGATACGTGCTGCTTTACCACGCAAGTTACGGATGGAGTATAGGACATTCAAGAAAATTCAAGAATCGTGTTTTTGTTGTTGTTATAGTATTTTTGAAAGCTTCACAAGTTGAATGAAGAACAACTAATGACGACCCAAGCGATTTTTTCGCCCCCTATTTGCCCCCTGTTATGTATTTTGAGCAAAAAAATAAAGCCTACCCCGAAAGGTAGGCTTTATTATTATTTATGAACTTCTTTAGCTGTAATCAATCCATCAGGCTCAACCGTAAATTCAGGTTTATCAGACATAGTTCCATCTTCATTGAGATAGTACCATCCGTTACCACTTTTTACGAATTGTTTAGATAGCATATTACCGCCCTGTCTATCTAGGAAATACCATTCGTCTGCGTATTTAACCCATCCTGTTACCATTTCTCCATCTGCTCTGAAGAAATACCATTCGTTGTTAATCTTCTTCCATCCAGTAGCCATCGCACCGCTACTATCAAGCCAATACCATGCATTCGAACGTTTAACCCATTTATTTAAGATGCAATATCCGCTCTCATCGAATAGATACCACACACCGTTAATGTATTGCCATTTATCTTTAGGATAGCTACCGTCTTTGTTTTGATACCACCATCCAGTAGCATTCTTTTGCCAACCTTCTTTAACTTCTCCTAAACCGTGTTCAATATCATGCTTGAATTGTTCACGACTAATACCCCACTTAGCAAGATAAGGGTAAGGGTCTACATGGTCGCTTGCATTATCGGGTTGATGATATGTGCAGTAGTAGTGTGTTTTAATTCCTTCTAAATCGTCTGAATCGAGCGTTTTAGGGATACCTGCTTCATCGGCTAGGTTACGTAGTAATTCTACATATAATCGATAGTCTGTCATAAATTCTTCCATCGTAGAGTGACTTTCAATCAATTCAACATGTCCATAACCTTCATAGTTCCAACCGCCACCAACATCGTATGCACCCTTGTTTGTATACCACGTTTGCATTACACGACCGTTACCTACTACGTGAGAAAAGAATCCCGAATTAACAGGTCTGCGCATGTGATAATCTGCTTCATTATAAACTGTGGAATTAGGATTTCCAGTTGAGTGTGCGTGGATTTGACGATAAGGTTCATATCCAATTTGTGGTAAATCTGTTCTTAGTCTACTTGTATCAATTTCCATTTATATATTCCTCCTTATGTTGTTGGCCAAGGGTCGTCTGTAATATAGCTTATGTTAGAGACCCTTATGTCTCCGATATCTTTATCGGTAGGTACTGGGTCGTTGAATTGGAAACGCATGTGATTTGCATCACCATAACCGCCTACATACCATGTCCCGTATGGAACGCCGTCATCGTTGAAAATCTGACCGATTAGCGAACCAGACGTTCTATACCCTAAAGGTATACCACCGTTTGCTATAAGGAAGCATTTCTTTTCACGGTTCCCTGGATGTCCGATGAATGCTGGGTTACCTCGTCTAACAATTCCGAACCAACCCCATTGTAGTCCTCCGAATTGATAAGATACGGTATCGTTAACTCTTCGGACTTGCATATAAGAATTACCTAATTTAGACAGTATGTTTAGTTTTTTCCAACCTGTATCACCGTCTAATACATACCAACCTGTGTTACCCGAAGGAGTTCGTTTAATCCATTTCAAGGCGCCATTCGTTTTAGCTGTGTCGACATAGGTTTGACCTAGTTTACCTTCGACTTTACCATTCGGCATACCAGTACCAGTAAGTTCACTAGACGAAGTTGATGGAGTAGGTGCATTTTGACTAGGAGTTGGTAGATTTACTGTTCCGCCACCGTGAGATAGTGTTAGCGTGTTACCGCTAATCGATAGTGTTTGTGGAATACCTACTCCGTCATCGCCTTTAGGTCCAGTTAACCCAATAGGCCCTTGAGGTCCAGCAGGTCCAGTCAGTCCAATTGGTCCTTGTTCCCCACGTTCACCTCTTTGTCCGTCTTGACCTCGTTCACCTTGGATGCCTTGTAAGCCTTGCGGACCTATTGGACCTCTTTCACCTGTTTCTCCTTTTGGACCTTGTTCTCCTCTTTCTCCTGCTCGTAATTGAACGGCTTTTAGTTCGTCTTTAGTCGCTAGGGTATCAGATTTTGTTTCCAAATTTTGAACGCGCATTTTTAATACTGTATCGTTATACGGCTGTGGTAGTTCCGTTTTTTTAGCGTATTCTGTTAACGGCTGGTGTTCCGTTAAATAGTGCTTACTTTCAAGTTCTTGTTTTGTAACGAGTGAACTTGTATCAATATTTGGATTTGATTCTAGCGCTGATATACGTTGTTTTAATGCGCTATCGTCATAAACAGTATCTTTATCCGTCTTTGTCTTTAAAGTCTCAATTTCGCTTGAAATTTGCTCAATTTCAGCACGTTCAACCTTATTTGATAATTCTTGCTTAGTAGCGAATGAACTTGTATCAATTTCTGGTTTCGTTTCAAGCGCTTGTAAACGTCGTAAGATTTCAGAGTCATCAAAAGTTGCGCCTTCGACATGAATATTCTTGATCGCTTCTTCTAATTCTGCTTTAGTTACGATGTCAGTTACCGCCACAATGCGTTTTGTGTCTTTCTCGATAACAGGCAATTCGCTATGCTTATCAATTTCTGATACACGAACCCAAAACGAGAATTTTAGAATGTCTGCTGATTGTACGACTTTTTCAGCATAAACATACCCATACACGATTTCATCGGTTGTAATTAAGCTAGTATCGAATGGAATAGATGCGATATTATTTTCAACCACTCCGACGACTTCCAAGAAGCGATTTGTCGTTTTAAAATGGAATAACACTATGATTTTCTCAGCGTCTACTCCATTAAATTGTAACTCGATGAATGCGTTATTCTTATCATGAGAATAGAATTCCTCTTTTATGTTGTAAACATTATCTCGGACGTTGGCGCAAACGCCAGCTTGTCGTTTAATGATTTTTTTCAAAGGTTGTCCCCCTTTCGTGCAAAATAAAAAGGAAGCCTTACGACTTCCTTTTTTAGTTTAGTCTTCGTTTGGTTCTGTATAAGTTAACGCTCTTTCACTATCTGAAAAACCAGCTGTTGTAGGATCATTAACAATACCAACGATAATAAATACACCGAATAATGCGTTGATAAATACTAATAATTTATCGATTGTTTCGCCTAACTCTAAACGAATGTTAAATACAGCTAGAAACGTTTGTAGCAACAGTGCTAAAGCTGGCACTAACGTTAGCCAAAATGTTTTATTTAATACTCGTACTTTCCAGTTAATTTTGTTCATTATTTTTCCTCCGAAATTTCTAGTTTGAGAAACTTCTCAAACAATATTTTTATAGCGCCATTTCCGCCCAATTCAACATAGCTTTCATAAAGCCTTGAAAGTTCCTCGATTTCATGTTGAGTTGTCCACCCGCGCCTAATTGCTTTTTTTAAGTTTTCTTGTAATCGAAAACGCTGTAATCGTTGCAAACCTTTTCCGATGAGAGAAAGATTATCACGATTTTCTCGCCCGATTTCGTTTATTTCACCAACTGATTTTTCAAGCCCTCCGATTTTATCTGAAAGCACATTTATCTGTTTTTCAGTTTCTTTTGTGTTCTTCGTGCTTTTGAACGAAAAATAGCTTGGAATAATCACAATTAAAACGGGCGTGAGCTTATCAATTAAAGTTAAAAATCCATATTAAACCACCACCCTTTAATAAAGCTGCGGTCTATTGTACTGGCTGTGTGTCTAGCTCGTTGGCTGGCTTTTCTTGTTTTGGTTCAGTCCACTTCCAAATGCCTAACTTGCCGTTTTGCTCAAGTGCTGCAAGTTGCTCAAGTGTTTCTCCTTGATAAGTGAATTGCTCGTTTACTTGGACCATAACACGTCTGCCTTCTTGATATTTTTCGATGTGGTTTGGATTTTCAAGAGTGAAGATTTCTTGAGGTTGGTAAGTTTTTCCAACTTTTCCAAGGTCAACTAATTCAAGTCCACGCTTGAAAACGGTTGGATCTAATGGATTGTCCGTATCAGTCACACGAGCCAATACTGCCCAATCTGCAACGGCTTTAACCTCTGCGATTTTAGTATCTTTCTCAGCAAGTTTTTGCTCGTAATCTTCCGCTTGAGTGTGTAAATCTTCTTGAAGTTTCTTAACTCCCTCCGCTGGGTTGAATTCAGTAGTCACTTGTCCGATAACTGCCTTAATTAGTTCCTCGTCTGACTCGTTCACACGGTCGCCAATTAAAACACGGTCAAAAGCCGTATAAGGTGCATCTTGACGAATCGCAACGAAAGTGCGGTTATTTTCTTGTAAGTATTTGTTGATTACTTTAAATGTCATATATTATTCTTCCTTTTCTTTCTCTGTTTGTAATTGTTGAATTTGTGCTTGTGCTTCTTCATATAAAGCCTTGTAATTTGCACATTCAATCGTTTTATTTGCTAATTGAATTGCTAAGTCGTTAATAACTTTGTCTTGTGTGTTCATGTTTCGCCTCTCTTATTTCCAGTTTGCGTGATAACCTCGACTATAATTGCCAGGTACTGCAGCAAGGTTTCTGAAATTATCGTAAATGTCATTTAAGATATACGATAATCGGACACCTTGAATGAGAATTTCATCAACGCCTGCAAGCGTATGCGTGTTCGTGTCAATAGACACTTCCTTCAAGCCTGCTTGTGCGCTCTGATTAAATGTTATTCTTTGTCCATACATATTGACGGCACTTTTAACATTATTACCGCTTCGACCATTCCATATTTGAAGACCTGCTATGGTGTGGTCCATTTGTTGTAATCCGTTTCGATTACTTAACAAGGCTGTGTATGAACCTTCAACTCCTTCGATACTACCACTACCAAACGCCAAATATTGTAATGGACGGTTAGGAAATTGGTTTCTTATACCTACTCCAAATCCGTTCATATCAATTTGTCCTGTTTGCAAGTTGAAAGTAGTATTCCCATTTAAAGAGGAAATGCGACCTCCTTTGATGTGGTCGCCTGTGAAATCGACGTTCTTAATTTTGGTAATGGTTGCTTGCTTAGCAAACAATTCATCGATAAATGCTTGTTGAGATACTAACCTCTGAATAAAAGCAGTATCGAATTTTACTTTATCCGCCGTAACTGACCCTGCGTCTAATGCGTTAGCGGTAACAGACCCTGCAGCTATCTTGCTTGAAGTTATCGCACCGTCAACAATCATGTCAGACTTTACTTTAATTTTAGGTGCGATGATGTCAACCCCTCTAGGACTTGTAGAAATGGTTGAGGCTAGTTGTTCCCCTGTTAGAGTAGTCGAGCCAATAACCACGCCCTCTGGAGTTACCTGTACTCTAGCACTATTAGAGGCGTTTCGAACTTCCTGCCTGATTTCGTTTGCCGTTTGTGCAATCGCACTCTTAACATTCGTATCGAAGAATTGAGTCAATGCTCCTTGGTTGCTTTTTTGAATTTTACTCCAAAGAGTACTTTTTTCGTCTCTTAACTCCAATTCGATAGAACGCATATCTTTAAACAATCCAGACAAAGCACGTTGCGTAACTGTAGGCTCAACAAAGCTAGTGGGGAAATCTCCCTGCTCTAACTGAATATCAGTTATCACAGTATCTCCAGCACAACCCAAATGATGCAATTTCAGCAATTCGTCTTTTGATTGTGGCTGGAACACTTTGTAATATCGACCGTTATGCTCCAGAGCAGGCGCACGGACGTTTTGAATAGTGATGTCCATTTTTAACCTCCGTAAACTTTAATAGGAATTGAACCGTAAAAACTTCGGTATCGGTTAAATCCGGTTTTTCGTTCAAATTCTTCAAGGGACTCAGTGAAAGTTACATAAGTTTTCCCCTGTTTGTTTTCGATTTTAGAAACCGAAATTTCTTTCCCGTTTATCTCAACAGTTCTTATATTTTTTTGTGAAAAATCCTTATTCAGTGTTATTTGTTTATTATGACTATCATAATTAATTGATACGTCACCACTAAATAATAGTCTTATTTTCACCCAAACAAGCTTTGCGCCGATATAACGATGAGTAACTTCCTTGTTACCTACATAAATTCCTTCTCTAGCCATACTACCTCCTACTCGTATACGTCATAGATAGTAGTGCTATCTTTAGTAGAAAGTGAATCATACTGAGATTTGGAACCGAACCAATATTTTAGAGGTTGTCCACCGTTCTGATTAATAATATTTTGGCCTGGAGCACCGTCTGCTCCTCTAGGTCCTGTTGGTCCTGCTGGTCCTTGAGCACCTCTTGCACCGTCTGCCCCTTTAGGACCAGTTAAACCGATAGGTCCTTGTTCTCCACGAGGCCCAACGTCTCCTTTTTGTCCTGGCGTTCCGTTTTCCCCTCTAGGTCCTGCTGGTCCCATTGGACCTGGAGCGCCTTTTAACGATTCTTTCTGTTGACTTGTAAGCTCCTCGAATCGCATAACTCCGTCCGCGCCTTTTGGGCCTTGTTCCCCACGCTCTCCTTTGTCGCCTTTTGGTCCTGTTAGATACTGTAGGGCTGAGAATCTGTCACGTCCGTTACCGACCTTGACTTTTCCTGTATCGCTCTCAACGCCCAACTCACCATCGAGCAGAATAAGAGAGCTATTTGTCCAATCACTCGCTGACATGCGCTTATGCTGTACTCTAATTGGTATTGTCTCTGTCATGTTCTACCTCCGTCAAAAATAAATGTTGGTCTTTCGTTCCAACTTCCGTCATATATTGAATTTTGACCGTCTGCAATAGTTCTATAAGTAGGCTCAAACTCGATACGATTTGTTCGATTATCAATCGTCGCAAACTGAACTGAGTTCTGATACCAGTCTCCTGAGAAGGTCAGACGATAGCCGTCGTTATAAACTGATAAGACTTGCTCCTCTTTTTGAGTTAAGTCTTTGTCAATTTTTGGCAAGTGTGGATTAGCAGGCTCAAAAAGAACGTGTCCACCGTAAAACGGTGTTTTGTTTATGATTACAGTCACGTCCGTTTTTCCGTAAACCGTACATGTTGCGGACCAACTTATAACGTACTTCTTACCTAGTTCAAAGCCATCTCCATTATGTCCAACTTCGACATAATCAGTACCGTAGGCAATTTTTTTAGCCGTGCTACCGTTGAGGCGGTTCTTATTGTAAATAGCTGTTCCGTCTCCACCAATCAGACCTGCATTTATTCTTGCGGTCTCGCTGACCTGTTCCAATTTCTTGCTTAACTCAGCGATTGAGTCCGCACCGCTCATTAGTTCTTCTCTGACACGCTTAACAAACTCTGGACGCTCTTTTTCCACTTCTTCATGGATTTTAGCGCTGAAATCTTCAGCTTTGTTTTTGTATTCTTTTACAACGTTATCAATCTCAAGTTGTATAATACGAACCTTTTCGTCAATCTCCTTGTTACGTCTTTCAACTTCATTCGCAATAGATTTTTCAAACAGTGATTCGCTAAATCCACTCACTGCATCTAGTATTGCTTGTTGTCGTGTTGCGCGGTCTTTAGCTTGAAGAGTTTGATAATCGCCTAATTCAGCGACTGAACGGTTATCATCTAATTTATCGATGACCAATTTATGGATTCTAGCTTCAAAAGCGATTCCGATTTGGTCTCTTACGATTCCGACGCTGTCACCAATCCAAATATCTTGCTCAATCGCGTTGGCTAAATCCAAAAGATTCGCTTTGAACGTAACGATTGGAACTGATAAGCGTTGTAACTCTTTATAAGTCGCTTTTAGCAACTCAACAGGGTCTTCAATATCCTCATTGGTATATACACCGAAACGATGCTTAATAACGCCATCTTGATGTAATCCATAGATATTTCTAGCCGTCTCATTCGTTACATAATTCTGTCCCGCTGGTTTATCAACGGGGTCTCCATTTGCAACCGACCAAACAACATCTTTAAACTGGATTCTGCGACCGTAACCGCCCGTGGCTTCTCCATTTTCATCCGTGCTTTGTTCACCCTTACCACGACCAATCAAGGCTGTTACAACGTCATCAGACGATTCTTCGTATGTAACATTCAGAATGTTAGTGCCATACTCGAATTGATGACCTGTAACACGTCCAAAGCGTTGGTTCAGGTCAATGTATCGTCCGATTATCTTGTTTTCTACAAAGGTATATCTAACCTTGAACTCGCAAGCGTACGATTCAATTATTTTAACGAGGGCTTGACGAACTGAAATATAGTAGAAGCTCAATTTTCCTGTTCTAGTCAAGCCGTCTACATTTCCCAATTGATATCCTGTTCCTTCTAAAATCCCACTCAATACTTGTTCAGCAGTTCCCCTAGGACGCTTATTTTCGATAATAAATGAATGTAAGTCACTTTCTGCTCTGTCTATACCTTGTATAGACAATCCAATATCATAGGACTTTTCAGAAATTCTAAACAAACAAAAAGCCCCGTCTCGGGATTGGAATCCGAAAAACTGGGCTTCTTTTATAATGTTAGGCTTGTAATCAATAGGTATTTCAAAGCTGGCTCTATCAAACTGATTTAACTCAATCGTATGAGTGAACTCTGCAAGGCTCGCTTCATCAATTACATCAATCAACTCTTCTGTCTGATTAAATAAATAAATCATGCGAACACCTCTTTGTACTCGATACTATTCAATGTTGCACCTTCAACTTGAAATGTGTTAACGCCTTTTTGAAGTTTAAAATATCGACTGTTGACCATATCAAAGTTCATCAACTCGTTTCTGCCGTTTAACGTGATTTCTCTAGTCTCACAATTAATAATCAGACTCGATCCCTGAACATAAGTAGCTTTTAATCTGATATATTTTTGAGTTTCAAGGTGCAATATGCGAATTTCAGAACTTGCTTGAGTCGTAAGGTACAAAATAGGCTCTACAGGAAAGTCTCCGTTATAAGTTACCTTGTTACTTCCTGTATTTTTAGGCTCGGTATACTTAAACGGGTCATAGCAAACGAAATGCAGTTTGATAACTGTATCGTTTGCGTCTTCCAATTCTGGTTTCTTAACTTTTGAAAAGATAGCTTTGTAGTATCTCTCTCCATCATCACCAAACTCTAATTTTTTAGCTTGACGGGAAAACAACAAGCGATTTAAACGCTCGTACTGTCTCCGCATGCCTAAATCAGTAGTTCCTGTTAATCTGACTTGTATCTCAATTTCACGCTCTTTATAAGTAGCACCATAGAGATATTGACCATCTCGACCTTTGATAGTTGCTGTTTCATGGTGAAAATCAAGGACGTCCCGTCCCGTGGTATTCGCCACAAAGAACGTTCCGTCCTCGTTATTCATTTCTTGATTGAGGCTTACACCGCCAAATTGAACTTCTAAACCTGAATTAAATGTTGGTGTGCCTTTTGTCGTGTCATTAAAAATATACATTTAAGTCACCATTAAAGGCTTGAAGCCTTCAATCTTATCCTTTCCTCTTTATTTTGGACGTTTGAAATATCTGAAACAAAGGCTCTAAAATCATTTGAGCCAAGAGCAAGGTTAATAACCGCTGGTTCTTTCGTCTGATTGACTTCATAAGTAGCCGATAATGTACCAGATACATTATTAGAGAAATCACCCTGCAACGCATTAGACATTGCTGAAACTCTAGATCCTGCATCATCAAACATCGAACGAATACCGTCTGCCATTCCAGACACATTGCTTTTGACAACTTCAAATCCACCCATTAAAGCAGTGTTGAAACCGCCCATGATAGCTTCCCCTGCTGGAATCAGCAATCTTCGGTCGTAAGAGATAGGACCTTTATGTTGTGCAATCCAGTTCGCAACGCCACCGATAAAGTTCTTAACACCCTCGAATGCAGCTTTCAAACCACCAAGGAACCCATTAATAATGGCTTTACCTGCTCCTACTAAGTCGATGTCCCATAATTTACCAAAGAATCCTGTAACTGCGTCAATTACACTAGAAACACCGCTTTTAAGTAAATCTAACGCACCCAAGAAACCGTCTTTCAAAGCGTTACCAACGTTTATTACAGTCTCTTTAATTGCGTTGATGGTATTTGAAATAATTGATTTAATACCTTCCCAAATTGTTGATACGGTATTTTTAATCGTTTCTAAAACCGTACTAATGATTTTACTAATCGCTTCGATTACTGTTGAAACAATTGTTTTAATACCATTCCAAACAGTCTCCGCTATTCCTTTAATTGCTTCCCAAGCGCCACTCCAATCGCCTTTAATAATAGATGTGACCGTTTTGATGATGCCTGCTATCACGTTTAAAACAGTTGAAATAACCGTTGAAATGACAGTCCATACAGCTTGAATGATTGTAGTAAACACCGTCCAAACCGCATTCCATACACCTTGAACGACTTGCATACCTGTTGTGATAACAGTTTGAATGTTTTGAATAGCTGTTGATATATATGTTTGAATAGCAGTCCAAACCGCTTGGACGATAGATGTAAGTGTATTCCAAGCAGTTGTAGCGACCTCTACAATACCGTTCCAGATATTAGACATGAATTCTACGAATCCATTCCACAAACCTTTGAGTGTTTCAACAATAGGTGTCATAAACTCAACAAAGCCATTCCATACATTCGTAGAAACCTCTACAATACCATTCCAAAGATTAGTGAAGAACTCTGTGATGCCGTTCCATACGCCTTTAATCACTTCAACAACCGTTTTTACTACTTCGACAACACTATCCCAAACCGTCTTCGCTATTGAAACGATACCGTCCCATAATGCTGAGAAGAACTCTGTTAAGGCGTTCCATACGTTCTTCAACGCTTCCACAATTGGTTGTGCGCCCTCTACAAAGCTGTTCCAAACATTTGAAGCAAACTCTGTAATGCCGTTCCAAAGTCCAGAAAAGAACTCTACAATGCTATTCCACGCATTCTTAATGGCGTCTATTACTGGTTTAGCTGTCTCTAGGAAACCATTCCAAACATTTGAAGCCGTTTCTTTGACGCTATTCCATAGATTAGAAAACCATTCAACAACGCCATTCCAAGCATTTTTAATTCCTTCCCAAGCTTTTGAAGCGATGTTGACAATTCCGTCCCATAAACCTTTGAAGAAGTTTCTGAAACCTTCGCATTTATTCCACAGAATGACGAACGCTACACCAATTGACACAATCGCGGCGATCACTAAACCGACTGGTCCAAGGAAAGCAACTATTGCACTAACTACCGGACCAATCCATCCGGCTATCTTACTGAAGATATTCAGACCGAATAATGCACCTTTAGCAAGTTTTGAACTTCCTGATAGGAATGTTAAGGCTGAACTAGCGGCTTGAGAGCCTTTAGCAATTCCAGATAAGGCTTTTCCTACTTTTACGGCACTATCCAACCCTTTGAAAACAGCCTTAGCCCCACCAACTACCTTGCTTAGTCCGCTTAAGGCACTTACCACAGGTTTTATTGCTCTTTGAGCAACTTTAAATCCAATAAATGCAGTCCCTATCGCTCTAATCTGTTCAGGGCTTAGACTTTGAACAATTTTGGCAAAAGCTTTTATAGCTTCTGAAGCTATTGACAATCCTTTACCAATCTTTTCTCCAAAAGAAGCCATGTCGCCACCAGAAAACGCTGAAAATACTTTTTTGACAGCTTCCCAAGCTTCGCTCAATGCATTCTTGAAGTCAGAGATTGCGCTTGTGTTTGAGAAACCTTGCCAAAATTCCTTAATTTTAGCAACAGCAGAACCCACGAATGACGTTATTTTTTCAATGATTGCGTTGAAATCAATCTTGCTTAAAGCTCCTTCAAGACCTGTTGCTAACTTATTGAAATCAACCTTATCGAGTTGATTCATAATCGCCTCAAGAGCCTTGATACCTGCTTTAGACAACGTATCAAAAGCTGGTTTGAGTTTATTTGAAAGTGATTCTTTCAAACCATCTAGCGCTTGGTCAATTGTCTTGTAATTTGTAGCCATGTCTTGCATGGATGCCCCTGCACGTTTAAATGCTTCAGCGAAATCGTCTGTTTTAACTTCTCCCGCTTGAATTTTGGTAATTAATTCATTAAGAGATAATCCCATTTCTTTAGCAACAGCACTCATACCTGCTGGAGCTTGTTCCATCATGATACGAAAATCCTGCCATGTTAGTTTCGGCTTAGCTAGTGCCTGTACCATTTGTTGAGAGAGTGATTTCATCGCTTGTTTAGGATTTTCAGCGGATGCCGCTAGACCACCCATTGCCTGAACTAGTTCGTTGCTATCGTTACGACCGATTGAAGCCATTTGTGAGAATGTGCTAGCCATATCTGAAGCTGAGTAGATAGTTTTGGTAGCATAGTCCTGCATAGCCTCTTTAGCTTGGTTGATTTGGTCTTTTCCCCACCCTAGCTTACTAAGGTTTCCATCGAACGTATCCCACGCCTTTTTTGAACTATTCAACTCTCCGACCATTTCGCCTAGTGTGTTTTTAACACTACCGAAAGCCGATGTAATTGCTGAACTAACAAGATTCGCCCCAAGCATTGACTTAAACATTGAACTGCTCTTATTTGAAATATTATCAAATGCGGATGAGGTCT